TGCTAATAAAACATTTTGGATGTTTTTTAACGAAAAGCTTGCCGGACTCTCTGCCCCGCAAAAAATAAACTTCATGAATTCATGACATCAATAGAACAGATAGAACAAATAATAAAACCGTTGCATCTTTTTAAGGTAACGTTCTCTATTGATAATAAAATTATCAAGCAGGGAAAATTACAACTATTCTGTATTAAGGATTTTTTCTGTGTGTTTACTTTGCTCGGTTTAGAAAAGGAAAATAAAAAGACATTATACGAGCTCCCATATCCGTTTAATATTAAAGCGGAAAACAATATTGTGGAATTTGACTATACTCTCGATTCTTTTTGTCTCTCAAACACGGCAATAAAACAACAGGTAAATGAAGTTAAGTTAATTAAGACGTCTAAATTTTTTAATAAAAAGGTAATTGCAACTTTTAGTTAAGAAGCTATACTTGAGATGTGTCGATAAGCTTTATATCTCAATTTCCTATTAATTTTAAACCGAGTGCTCTTCAAGTTGATATAATCACTCAAATTGATAAGGCTTTTAGTAGCGGTAAAAAATTTGTTATATGTTGTGCCCCAACAGGATCGGGTAAGAGCTTTATTGCAAAGACATTAGCAAATGTAAGTCAGACACCGAGTGATGCATTTAGTCAACTTATACGTAGCTATGATGCGTATAAAATGGATTTTGATGGTAATTATGCATACGAACAAGAATGTAAAAACGAACCTGCCTTCGGTACACTTGCTCTGACCATTACCAAATCTCTTCAAGATCAGTACCAAGAGCTATTTACTAATACAGATACACTTAAAGGTAAGACAAATTATATCTGCGATGTCGACAAAAATTACGATACAGAGCTAGCCCCCTGTACGTTTGCCCCTACACTGAGAGATAGCTGCTGGTCAGAAAACAGATGCCCTTATTATAATGCTCGTAATGATGCGATGTTATCTCAATTTGCTGTTCTTAACTATAAAATGTTTTTATCACTCCCTGGTCATATCAAGCGTAAGAATTTTCTAATATGCGATGAAGCCTCAGAACTAGAAGATGAGCTAGTTCGGCAATTTTCGATCGAAATTAATTACGAGAAACTTAGTAGCTATAATATACCTTGTGAAATGCTGGTTATAGATAACCGCGACAAGGCTTATAATTGGCTAAACGTACTTTTAGAAAATATATCTAACGAATTAACAGTGTTTCTCGGTAAAGCTAGTAAAAAGCAAAATCTAATCTCACAGAGTGAAAAAATAAAATATCAATTCTTAAAGAACATGCATCGCTCTTTAACAATTATTGGTACTCACTGGCATGAGTGTGAGTTTGTTGTTGATATAGATTCTAAACGTGTCATCTTAACTCCTCTTAGAGCAAATACGCTCTCAAAATATATCTTCAATCACGGCGAAAAGATTGTACTGATGTCAGCGACAATCATCGATCATAAGCATTTTGCTAAGTCCCTCGGTATCACAGATTATGAATATATCGAAGTAGATAGTACATTTGATCCAAGCAAATCACCGATTTACATTTCATCAAAATATAGACCCAGCTACAATACATTGCAGAATATGTTACCTGGTATGTGTGAACAGATAAAACAAATCACCGAACACCATAAAAACGATAAAGGCGTCATTCATACCCATACAAACGCAATAACGAGCTTTATAAAGGAGAGACTTGGTAGTGATCGCTTTTTATACAGAGATACGAATTCAACAAACGAAGACATTCTTCAACTTCATTATGCAAGTAATAAGCCTACAGTTCTCGTTTCACCATCCCTTGTCTACGGTATTGATCTAAAAGATGAACTGGCACGATTTCAAATTATTGTCAAGCTACCATTTCTTTCGCTGGGGGCTAAGCGAATTAAGAAATTGTTTGAACTCGATAAGGAGTGGTACGAAAATAAGATGCTTAACTCTGTAGTACAAGCATCCGGCCGCGCTACACGCAACAAAGACGATTACTCTAATACATACATCTTAGATGGTAATTTTATAAATGTAGTCAAGAGAGCAAAATCTAAGCTTCCAAAATATTTTATCGATCGTATACATTGATAAATAAATGTAGGAGGTCTCATCTATTAAAAATCAAACATATCATTTTGAAGTTAAAGATTTGCTGACACAGTTTGTGACAGCATTTGATGATATTATTATTAATAGATATGATAATAACAGAGTAGCAAAGAATAAGGTTCAAGTAAGATACGTATATGCACCTAAGCAGCGCGTATTATATGACCTCGTAAATTTAGCGCAAAATATAACGGTACCTGTTGTCTCTGTTAGTATTAGCAATATAAGTAGAGATGAAGCGCGTGTTTTTAATAAAATAAACGGCTATTATTTTCCAAGCGGTACGAGTGATGTAACTCCTGGAGTCGCTTCTGTTCATTATAATAGCCCTGTTCCTATTAATATAACAGTTAATATGTCAATTATGACAAAATTTCAAACTGATATGGATCAGATTTTGTCAAACTTTATACCCTATAATAATCCATATATTATTCTCTCTTGGAAAGTTCCAACAGATTTAGCTACAGGCGGCTTTGCTATTCCTCAAGAGATTCGAAGTGAAGTATTATGGAGTGGGTCCGTTAACTTAAACTACCCTACAGATATAGCAGCAAATGAAAAGTATAAGGTTACAGGAGACACGTCCTTTACAATTAAAGGCTGGTTATTCCCTGCTAAGCAGGACCCTGTCGGTAATATTTTCTACATAGATAGTAATTTTTATGCAACTAGTATGTTAACATCTGTCGCCGAACTTACAGCAAATACATATACATATTCAAACTATAGTAAAACTAATGTTTATTCTGCTACAACAGAAGTTGAACATCTATCAACTTACGCGTATCCGCAAATAGCTGGCCCGATTGCATATACAACTTCAAATGCTGAAAATACAAATACGCATTAATATTTGATATTACACTAAATACTCATTAAGTAATTACGTTGTATTATGGTTGATTCAAATAGAGAAAGCACTTTTGGACGGGAGTTAATGAAGTATGTTTCTTCAAAACTACCATACCAATCTTATGATATAAACGATAAGATTAAGGCGTTAAACCCTAAATACGAAGATTTTTACGGGAAAGGTACGGATAGAATAAGCGCACTAACCAGACAGTCTGTATCGTCGTCAATCTCAATGACTGACGATCAGTACGCAAGTATTGTTCAAAACAAGGACTATCATGACTTCATGTATGCCAATATCCAACCGGATAAAGGCCGTCGGCTCATGGATTACCGTGTTATGGCAGCTTATTCTGAAGTTGCTGATGCATTGGATGAAATTTGTGATGAGTTTATTAATAAGGACGAACAGGGTGAAACTGTTAAGCTCAATTTTGTTGATTCAGGTTTATCTGAGACTCAAAAAGCTAAAATTAAAAGAGAGTTTCAAAAGTATATTGGTTATTTTGATTTAGAGCATAAAGGCTGGGAGTACGTTCGTCAAATGCTTGTCGACGCTGAAATATATTGGGAACATATTATTCATAAAAAACATCCAAAGGAGGGAATACTTGGCGTTATAGCAATACCTTCAGATGTAATTGATCCTGTTTTTGAGAACGTTCAAAATATGATTGTCAAGGGTTATCTCTTGCGCAAGCCGATTTATGATGCAAAAAATCCCGGAAAGATAGCGAGAACAGAACTCGTACCGATGGACATTAACCAAGTTACGTATGTTAACTCTGGTATTTGGAATGAAAGTAAGAATTTAAGATTACCATTTATTGAAAATGCTCGACGTGCTTACCGTCAGTTAAGTCTTATTGAAGACTCTATTGTTATCTACCGTCTTGTAAGAGCTCCAGAACGTCTTGTGTTCAATGTTGACGTTGGTAATATGCCGCCGCCAAAAGCTGAGGCTTACCTTCGTAAGCTTATGACCAATTACTGGTCAAAGAGAACATATGATTCCAATCAAAGCGCGACGGTACAGAAATTTAACCCCCAATCTATGCTTGATAGCTTCTGGTTTGCAAAAAGAGCAGGCTCTGAGGGCACATCTGTAACTCAATTAGCCGGTGGAGCTAATCTTGGTGAATTAACAGATCTTATGTACTTTGTTAAGAAGTTATATAAGTCACTCAAGGTACCATCCACACGTCTTAATCCCGATGACCCATACAAGGATGGTGCGGATATTCTTAGAGAAGAACTTAAGTTTGCACGATTTGTTATTCGTCAACAGCAGCGCTTTGCCACCGGGTTAAAAAACGGATTTATAACTCACCTCAAGCTGAAAGGCATCTACGAAGAGATGCGCTTAAGAGAGTCGCATCTGGATCTCACCTTTAACGTACCTACTAATTTCTACGAACTTCGAGAACAGCAGAAATTTCAACTTAGAGCTGAAAATTTTAATACTATTACAACTAGTGACTTTATCTCCAAGACATACGCTCAAAAGAAATATCTTGGATGGTCTGATTCTGAGGTTATGGCAAATCGTGAATTCTTGCGTAAGGATAAAGAGCTTATGTGGGAATTATCTCAGATTGAAAATACTGGACCTGATTGGCGTGAAGCTGGTTCGCTTGTGCCAGGCGCTGGCGGTGAGGGTGGCGGCGGTAGCACCGGAGGCGGTGGAGGTGTACCTCCTGCTTTTGGACCGGCTCCTACTAGCGGTGAAGAAGCTCCTCCTGAAGCTGGTGCACCTGAAGCGGCTGGAGCTACGGCCCCAGCACCTGGGACTGAAGCGCCTCCTGCTTAATAAATACTTTCATGGATTGTACAGCCGTAACACCAATTTCAGCTTTTCAGAGCTCAAATTTATCTAGTAAGATCGACTCCTTTAGTCGGCTTGGCGATCGTATTACACGTGCACTTGGTGCACCAATGATTAATATTGAAATACATCAAGATCAATTATTTGAGTTTATTTCACAAGCTTGTGAAATGTTTACAAAATACGCTGGTTATACAGAGGAGTATCTTGTCTTCAATTCTGATTTATATATCGACGGTGTCGGTATAAAGTTAGATCAACTTTTTAGTATAACTCCATACTTTAATCGCACTAATGTACCGAGCTCCACTGTTTATGCTGCGACGTCAACAATACCTGGTAGCTTTTTTAGTGCGTCAAATACACTATCAAGTACATATGCAACAGGTATTTTTAAAAATCAACTGCTCACGACAACTGCATATCTTAGTGTCATAAATTATAATAGTACAGTAGCTAATACCTTTAAGCCATCGAGTAACAGTCAAGAACAGATTGTTAATAGTTTTGACTATGATATCATGGATTATAGAAAAGTCGTCGACATCTTTAATTTTGAAGAAGGTTCATCTGATGGCATTAACACGCTCTTTACCATTGAACAGACACTAGCACAACAAACATACTTTAGTTACGCGATGGGTAACTATGGCTTTGATCTTATTAGTTGGTATACATTGAAAAACTGGCTTGAAGTAAGAGAAAAATTACTCGCCATTAGACGTTCGTTTACGTTTGACCCTCGTACTCAGACTCTAGTCTTTTATCCACCTCCACGTACACCTGGATCAGGTAGTAAGTTTTGGGGCACGGTAGCGTGTTATGTTGAGAGACCATTACGCGACGTTATTAAAGAGCAATGGGTATTTCAATACGCTCTTGCGTTAAGTAAGATAGCTGTCGGCAATGTAAGAGGGAAATATAGTAACACTGCTCTATATGGAGGTGGTTCAATTAATTACAACGATCTATTAAGTCAGGGGTTAAAAGAGAAGGATGCATTAGAGCAACAACTCTTTACTGGCGCTTCACCTGGAATGGGCGATGCTATGCCTCCAATGTTCTTTGTAGGATAGTATGATCCCACTTAACGGTAAGGGTAAGTTTAAGCAGGGTATTTTCAAGCCAAAAAACCAAACAAAATATATCGGCAAAGAAGATCCTGTATACCGTTCAGGCTGGGAGTTAAAATTTTTTAGATGGTGTGATGACAATCCTAATGTTGTTGAGTGGGCATCGGAGGCAATAATTATACCCTACGTTAGTCCAATTGATCGTAAGGTACATAGGTATTATACGGATGGAGTCGTAGCGATAAAAGAGGGCAATATAATAAAAAAATATATTATTGAAATTAAGCCGAGCGCTCAAACCATATTACCAGTAAAGGGTAGAAAGCGTATGTCGACAATGATTTATGAAACAGCACGTTATGCTCAAAACCAGGCAAAATGGGATGCCGCTAGAAAGTGGTGTCAGAAGTACGGTTATAACTTTTTAATCTTAACAGAAAAAGAGTTAGGTATAGATAAATAACTATTCGGACAATAAATATCTTTATGTCACTACGATTATTAGTTGAAACACCAGCTTCAGAAGAGCAATTCGAATATATCGAAGAACAAAAAAATCTCAAAGGTCAATCTGTAATGAAGATTCGCGGCCCTTATATGGCCTGTGAAGAGGTTAATAAGAACAAAAGAATCTATACAGAGTCGGATATGGAGCGTGAAGTTAACCGTTACGTCCAAGAGATGGTTATCCCTAAGCGCGCACTCGGTGAACTAAATCACCCCGCTTCAGCTGAAGTTGATCTCGAAAGAGCATGTCATATGGTTACCTCTTTACGTAAGGATGGTAATATTATCATAGGTGAATCAATCGTTCTTTCAACCCCTGTTGGTCAAATTGTTCGTTCGCTTATTAATGATGGCGTTAAAGTCGGCATGTCAAGTCGTGCTCTTGGTCAGCTTGAAGAGCAATCTGATGGAATTAATCGTGTCAATGAAATGCGTCTTATTGCCGTTGACTGCGTAGCTGATCCAAGCTGTCCTAAAGCTTTCGTTAACGGTATTCTTGAATCAAAGCAATTCGTTCTTGGCATGGATGGAAAACTTGAAGAAGTATACGAAGCATTTGAAAAGGGTCTTCGTGGTTTACCTCGTCATGATGTCGCCTCTTTCTTAAAAGAACAGATTTTAACGTTTTTATCTAAACTCTAACATAAATAAATTATATGCCAATCGATCCCAAAGCTGTAATTGACGCGAAAAAGAAAGTTTTAAAACCCGAAGTAGCTGGTCTTAAGGCTAATCCTAGTGATGTTGCTGCTTATAAGAAGCTCAAGCAGCAGAAAGCCAAAGAAGAGCTTGATGCAGCGAATAAAGGTGTTGACGAAGATGCTGAAGAATCACACAAGGAGTCAACAAATATCTCTAACTTTTTAAAGGCCATTTCTCAGAAAAATTACGCCCAGGCCGATAAGTATTTACAAGGCGTGGTCGAAGGTAAGCTTAAAGCTTCTATTGACAAAGCCATTCAAAACTCAACAATTTATGCAAAATAATATCTCCGAACTCCTCAAGGCCGCAACTAAGGACATTCTTACCGAAGACGTTCTTAAGGAAATTGAAAGCGCCTATGAAGCCTCTGTCGACGCTAAAGTTCAACTTCACGTTGAAAAGGCTCTTAACGAACAGGACGAAGATTATGCCAGTAAGCTTGAAACTCTCTTAGAAGCTGTTGACGCTGATCATACAGCAAAGCTTAAGAAGGTTGTAACAGCTCTTGACGCTGATCGTGCTAACAAGCTTAAGAGAATTGTTGAAAAATATGAAACAGCTCTTACAGAAGAGGCTACTGATTTTAAGAGCGAGATGATTGACCAAGTTAGCAATTATCTTGAACTTTATCTTGAAGATAAGCTCCCAACAGCTGAGCTTCAAGAAGCTGTCAATAACAAGCGCGCTGCTTCCGTTTTAAACGAGATGCGTAACATGCTTTCTGTTGACATGGCTCTCGCTCAAGAGAGCATCCGTGATGCCGTCGTTGATGGCAAAACAAGAATTGATGAAGCTGCTAGCCAGCTTGAAACCGCTAATAAGCGGATTGCTACATTAACCGAGCAGTTAAATACTGTTAATGCGAGCTTAACACTCGAGAAGAAGATCTCTTCACTCGACGAGGATAAGAAGAAGTATATGAAAAAGATGCTTGGTTCTAAGTCCGCTAAGTTTATCGCTGAAAACTTTGATTATACTCTTGGTCTTTATGAGAAATCCGAAGAAGAGCGGTTCAACAATCTTGTTACCGAAGCTAGGGAAGAGACAGTTACAACAGCTGTCGATCGCCCGGTCATCGAGGAGTCTGTAGAGACACCTGCAAGTGAAGATGGTACATTTAATCTTTACTTGAACGAGCTTCATAAGTACTAAGTTTTATTTTCTTCTAAAGAATAGAAGATTCATTGTTGAGGGATTTTCCCCTGAATAGAAATTAAGGTCGACAAAAAGAAAGAAATTTTTTAAAACTATGTCAAAATCAATCCGTCCTTCACAGTCTTACATCGACGAGAGAAGCGCAAAGACATTGCTTGAGAAGTGGACTCCTGTATTGGATTACACCTCAAACAACGTTCGTGCGATTGAAGATGATCACACCCGTTTAAACACCGCCATCCTCCTTGAGAACCAAGAGAAGTGGTGCTTCGAAACCAGTAACGTTACTGGTGGAACAGGTGGCGTATTCGGTGGTCCTGCTGCTGGTGCTGGTGCCTATGGTAACCAGTTCCCTTCCCAGAACGACTCCGCTTATGCTGCTGGTGATTCTCGTCTTCCTAAGATCCTCATTCCGATGATCAGACGTACATTCCCTGAGTTGATCACTAACGAAATCGTTGGCGTTCAGCCTATGAGTGGCCCAGTCGGTCTTGCTTTTGCTCTCCGTTATAAGTACGAACCTACCAACCTTGG